TGACATCTGTTGTCTTGTTGCCCATCGGTTTGATTGGTACTGACCTACTCTTGATGTATTTTGCATTAGCTCGCGCACTCGGATGATTGCAAACCAGAGAGCCATCACAGTGTCTGTGGGGTTTTTTGTATCAGGTTTCCAAGTAATCAATTGCTGTACAAGGGTCTTGATTCCCTCTGAGCCATCGTTACTTGGTATCTCCATAATGTTATTATCTTGGAAACGGCCATCGCGGGTATTGCCAAACAGCATAGCCATAGATGCTACACCAAAAGAAGTGTCCCATTTATTTTTACCAGTAAAGTGTGAATTCAGCTGGCAGCCATAAGAGGCTAAAAAGTTTCTTAAATTCTCATCCAGAGCGTAAGCTTTTTGGTGAGCATTAATTTCAATACGTAGTTCTTGGGGCTTGTACTTTTCAACCCAGTCTTCAATTAAATGTTGAATTTTATCTGGTGAAGGCTCGGTCATATTTACGCAGTCAAGAACATAAATCTTACCATCAGCTTTGTTGTATGTAACTACAACAGCACCAGTTGCTCCTGACATAGCAGGGTCTAGTCCGATAACAGTGTATGTACCATCGGTTGCTCTAGGGTGTCCAGGAGTACCAGGTTTTAATGGACCACGCTTTCGCATTCCATTGATGCTTCCTGCAACGCAGGTAGGGGAAAAGATTGAATCTTCGGTGACATCTTCTTGCTGGTAGACCATAGCCCATACAGCGGCAGAGACCTGAGAGCGACGCTTAGAGAGCGAGGGTCCATCCCATTTGGGAAAGTTCCCATTGGGTAGTGTGTCATCTTTGGCATTCTCCTGTTGGTCAGATTCTGGCCATAGGGTTTTCCACTTATCTGGCTTTTCATCAAATTCTAAAACTGCTGGCATTGCACAATATGTAAAGGGCGCCACTCCACCAGACCATTGTTTTGGGTCACGGAGCATTTTGTATAGGTCCACGGGCGCGACACGGGTTCCTATAATTATTAGTTTTCCGTGCCGCCCCAGGCGTGTGATAACTTCCTTTTGGAGCCATTCAATTTGTTTTTCCCATTCATGGGCATTGGCTCCCATCACGGCGTCATCAACGATAATCAGGTCAGCACGAGCACCGTAAATCTGTGAGCCCATACCAAGGGCTTGTACGGTTGGGTCTTTCTCGCCTGAGTCACGTCCCGTACCTAGGTAAATCATATCAGCAGACCATTGTGTTGCATCGGCCTTGTATCCGCCGTTAGGACCGAAGGCCGTCTGCAACTTAATATATGCTGGATGTGAAAGTCTTGTCTTGATTGCCCCAAGAAACTTGCGTGCCATACCCTGTGTTTTAGAGACAATAATAACTCGTGTGTTTGGGTCAGTCACAATTTTGTATGTAACATAGTTTGTGGTAATGGTGGTTGACTTAGCATGCTCAGGTGGTACGTTGATAAGTACTCTATCAGGTTCACCTGGCTCGTAAGTTATACCAGCTGGCATCCAGCTAGGTTCGCGGCCCTCCATCATGTCCAGCCAGTTAAGCTGGTGGGGAAAGAGCTTGGAGTCTAGGAACTGCTCGCAAAAAGAGACGAAGTCGATATCCTTTAAATCTGCTAAGTCAGCCTTGATGCCTTTACCTTCTAGGCGAGCTTTGTCGGAACGTTCCTTGAAGGATACATCTGAGGCGCACCACTGGCGGAAAGTTACGTCATTGCGCCCCACGGTCGCCATAGCGGCTATCACAGTCGCTCCCTGGGCTAGTGCCATCAGGACGCGCTCCTGGGCCTCGCCTTTAGGAATGTCTTGTTTTCCTGGCTTTCTACCCATCAGTTAATCCCCTTGTTAATCGCTTGTATAACGGTCCCTGTATAGCGATATAACTCTCCCATTATATATAATTATATATATAATATATAGGAGTCGCGGAGTCTTAACGGAGCGACTCCGTATGTAATACATTACATAATAGATAACCTGTTCAAAGTGCTAAAACGAACACATCTGACTAAAGTATTTTTAAAAGGCCTGGTCAGGTCTATATATTGCCCCCTATATAATATAACAGAAATTTATTATGGGATACTATATACGCCCCTCGGGCGCATTTTTAAGCATGTGGGGTCATTATCGATTTATCGACATATAGATTTATAGATTTATCGACAAATAAATAAAGAGATATAGCGGTAGATAGATATATGGACATATCGACTATCCATGCCATGTCTTAAATGTCCGTTTTGGGGGGCTTAGTATATTTTAATATACCTTGTACCATGATGCCCACTATGTCGGATATGTACCTATTGTCCCTATGTATGGGGTGTGACCTATCTCACACACCCTATGTCCGACATGTCCGAATTGTCCTCTTGACAAGCGTGGCAAGGTAGGGTAAAGTACCCCCTATCAAGTTAAGCACTAGGCAAGTTTAACGACACGCCCGACACGCTAGACTTGACAAGGTAGGGCAAGTGTGCTACACTTACCCCACTAGCACCCCCCCAAGGGTGCAACCGCTAACGGGGTTGGTACTGTTAGACTTGACAAGTGAATATAGAGTGTGCTAGACTAGTTACTAGTAACAGTAGGTCGCCTATGGTAACACTACCGCACTTTATTACAACTTGACACGCGCTAGATACTATGGTATCTTATAGGCTCGCTACCTATTAGCGCACTAGCCTTGCATGGTGCAAGGTGGAAGGATACGACATGACCTATAACCCTTATGGGGGGTTAGGTAGTATCGTAGTGACACCTAGTCACCCTATAGTAACTAGTCGCAGACTAGGCTCTACAGGGTGGAGACTACACGACACCCCTAACGGGCGCGCCTTTAAGCGCACTCGTAATGGTAAGGTGACAAGTAATCGCCCCAAGGTGACACGCGAACTACCTACCCTTGATGAAGCAACAGCACTAGCACTAGTGGCTAAGTTGGCAACCGCCGAAACCACTACCCTTAACCTTAATATCCACAATAAGTAGGATACGCCACGCCTAGCGATAGGCTACATAGGTTCACGACCTAGCGTGGCACGATTTGACAAGGTGTCAAGTCTATGCTATACTATGGCATATCAACGAGAGGATATGGCACATGACGGCAACGCAACGCATTACTGCGGAATTGCGTGCTAGTGAGTGGCTCGAATCTAGGGAGAGTGCCAAGGCACTATTCCAAGCGAACCTACTCGCTACACCATGGCAGACCGCTACCAAGCGGACACGCCTTAAAGGATTACAGGAAGCATGACTAATACAGATATGCTTGCAGTAATCATAGCCCTATCGGTGTCTATGACACTAATAGTGACTACCACCCTAGCCAACGCTAGACTTACTCGCAAGGTCGAGTACCTCAAATTGCAACTGCGCAAGCATGGACAATTTGACAACTAAATAAGATTATGCTATACTACACCTACAACATACAGGAAGGGGGTGAGTAGATATGGCAGAAGAAGTAGAAGATATTATATGTAGTCTATGCGACCAAATCATAGATGATGAGACAGAGCGCGCCTTTAATGACGGCTCTATTGCTTGTGAGAATTGCACTATATGGTGCGAATCTTGTAGCGACCTATCATCTATAGACGACTCGATTAATGACGGCAGTAGTTACTATTGCTCGGACTGTGGTAAGAATTGTGAGCGTTGTAATAGTGCCTTCTCAGGCGACGATTACTTCGTTGATAATGAGTCATGGTGCGAGTATTGCTACGAGAATAACACATTCTATTGTGAGCCTTGTGGCACTAGTTATAGTGACCGCAACGATTACTATTCCGTAGGGGATAATACTTGGTGTGATGACTGCACTAGTCGTCACGCATGGTACTGTGACGATTGTGACCAGTATAATCGTGAAGGTGATGAGTGTTACAACTGTGATAATACGCAGGGTGGCACTCCATCTATCGTTGGTCGTGACTGTAATTGCCGTAAGGTTATACACGAATACAACTGCAAGCCACCGCTAGTATTCCATGGCGAGTCCAAGAGTGGGCTCTACATGGGGTTAGAGTTGGAGACACAGATTCGTGGTGGTAGCCTAGACGGGGCTGCCGAATACGCAACCAACGCTTTACTAGAAAATAAAGTCGGTATCATCAAGCATGACGGCAGTATAGGTCGTGACGGATATGACGGCTTTGAGATAGTGACACAACCACATACTCACTTGCAATATAGGGAGCATAGTGATACACTATGGAATATAATCAACACGCTACGCCTAGACTATGGTGCTAGGTCATGGGATACTAAGACCTGTGGCATACATATCCATGTCTCTCGCGCTGGCTTCTCAAGTGGTGCGCACATGCACCGCTTCATATCATTCGTGTATTCTAATGCAGAATATATGATGAAGTTTGGTGGGCGCAAGTCCGACTATGCTAGGTTTAATGATGTCTATACCTTTAACCAGTATGACCAACCAGTAAAGTCCTTTAAGCATAAGGTTGGAGACCCAAGCCGTAACAATACGGAAAGATATTCTGCCGTCAATACGCAGAATCGAGACACGCTAGAACTTAGGTTCTTTCGTGGCACTATGAATACCAGCACTATTCTATCGGCACTTGACTTAGCGCAAGCCATGATAGAATACACTAGGACACTACGACTTGATGAAGTCAAGCTAGGTGCGCTAGACTGGACATGGTTCGTTGATTATGTACGAGACAACAACGGACTGTATCCCGACCTGTACTCCCGACTCTATAAAGTATCGGGCGTAGATATAACCAACCCAACACTAGAGAATGCATGAGGTGATGTATGTGTATACTTGTAGTGTGTGAGCCTGACAGCACACCCACTAAGACAGACCTACAAAATGGTGCGTGTAGTAATCCTCACGGATATGGCTTTGCCATTATCGCTGGAGATACTATCATATCAGAGCGTAGCATGTCTGCTAAAAAATCTATTGCAAGATTCTTGGAATTGCGTAAGCAATATCCTAACGGCTACGCCATGTGGCACGCACGATACGCTACACATGGTGTCAAGAACGAGGCTAATTGCCACCCCTTTAAGGTTGGTGATTCAGACTTGACATACCTAGCACACAATGGTATACTAGATGTAACGATAGAGAAGTCAGACAAGCGTAGCGACACCAGAGTATTCGCAGAGGATACCTTGCCACTTATGGGTGGCGTGTCGGTACTTGACAATGACACAGTATGGACTATGGTTAGCAAGTGGGCAAGCGGTAGCAAGATATGTATCCTTACCTTAGACCCTAGTGCCAAGCACCAAATCTACCTAGTCAATGAGAACTTAGGTACATGGGATAATGCTGGTATATGGTGGAGTAATCAGTCGCATAAGCGCACCACATATACCACTCCCTCTACAGTATGGAAAGCACCAGCAAGGGACTTAGACAAGGCAGAGCAACTAGCCTATGACTATGCACTCAAGCACTACTATCAAGAAGAAGGGGAAGAAGTAATAGACCTCTGCCCTAACTGCGAGACACTCGTAGATATGCATGAGAATCCATACTACTGCAACATGTGTGAGATATGCTTCGACTGTGATACCAGTATCATAGACTGCCTATGCTACACACCCGATAGACAATGGTCAAGCAAGAAGGACTATGACCTGTTCAGCTAACTATAATTCCACATGGATAGTCTATGTGGGGTAACACCAACTAACGAGAGGCAATACAATCATGTCAGCAACAGCAATTCAGAATATCGCAGATGAAATCTCTGCACTAGCAAGCGAAGTAGCATACCTTGCTATGTCAGTAGACACATCATCAGATTACCCTACACGGGGTACAATTGTGAAGGCTCTGCCTACACAGAATCGCTTTAAGGCTAAGTCAATGTGGGTATCATTGGGCGACGGTACATACAAGCACTTGACTGGTGGCAAGGGTCTCATCACAACCCATGCTCGCCTTGACGGGTATGTCTCGACTGTATTCGAGGCGTAACCAACTGACCTGAGCATGTCATCAAACTGCTCATCTTTATTATCAAAGAAAGGATATACCATGCCAGAATTCTTACATGAAGTTGTTCGCAAGCGCGAGCGCAGTTCATCAAATCAATCAAGACTTAGTGGACAATATGTTTGGGTCTATGGTAATGTATATGCAGACACGGCAATAGCTGGTATACTAGTGCGCGACGAAAGATTCATGTCCAACATTAGATACTGGGTTGATGAACCATCATGGAATGTTATGAGAAATGTATTCTCAGACATAAGTTGTGATGAGCATAGGTGGATACTAGATGTGTCAGATTCAAGCATGTCTAGGTTCAGATACGCTTGCATTAACTGTGAGTCAAGACACGCACAAGAAACGAGAGGATTAGTATGACAGAACGCATTGTACTATGGCAGACTACAATCTATGATAAAGATGTAGCCAACATGAGTGAGGATAAGATTAAAGAATTAAGATTAGAACTAAGCAGAGCTGTCTATGATATCTGCTGGAAGTATGGAGTGCACAACTAATGGCTAAGTATGTAGTTATATGTGAGGCAGAGAACTGCGAAGCAGAGAACGAGGACTGGGAAGATGACGGTTCAACATACTGGTTCACATGCTCGACATGTGGCTGGGACAACGAGGTGGTGCATTCACCATGGAAATGAGTAGCATGCAAGGGATATGTATGACACACCCTAACCCCGACCTATGGTTCGAGGACTCGGGTGACTTGTTCGAGAAGCGTTTAGGTAGCACTAGCCCTAACAAGAAGTTCGAGGAGCGACGGGCCAACATGCTCATAGCCATGGAACTATGTACTAAATGTCCGATTCGTACCAATTGTCTATCCGAAGGTATGAAGGAAGAGAACCTAGACTACGGCATATGGGGTGGCTTACTACCAGGTGAGCGCATTGCACTTGCCGATACAACCAAGGCTTCGACAGACAGGAAGTATCGTATGGTCGTAGCCCGTAACATTAGGAGTCTCGTTAAATGAAATCAATATTCTTCTTGCTGTTCGTAATGGTCAGCATATTCTTGTTCACACCTACATCAGAAGCACCAACTAAAACATATACTATGCAGGCTTCTTGGAGTAAGGCAGACAGCAAGGCATATGCAAGAGACCAGTTAAGTACATGGCAAGAAGAACAATGGTCATGCCTTAGTAATCTGTGGGGCAAGGAATCCGCATGGAATCCTAGAGCCTACAATAGCGTCAGAGTTATGGGGAAGAACGCTGGCGGTATACCACAGTTACTGGGGCTTGACCCTACTACACCAGCCACGCTTCAGATAGACCGAGGCTTGGCTTATATTTACTACAGATATGGTACGCCATGTGAAGCATGGCAATTCTTTAAGAAGCATAGTTGGCACTAATGAACAACGAGAGGATAACTAATGGCTAAACATATTACGGAGATGAAGCCTGATTACACTCAGGCTATGGACATACGCGGTAAGCCAACCGCTGTGTGCCCATGTGGGTGTGAGATATGGAATGTTAAATGCAAGTTCGACGACGACGGTGAGATTGACATGTACTTCTTAGATATGGAATGTGCTGAGTGTGGCACACTAGCTACTGCACCTACACCTGTGGACTTAGAACCTGATAAAGATATGTCGGCATGCACAAGGTGCGAGGCAATGTATGAGACAGAAACTCTAATGACAATGGGTGACTGGCTTGTATGTGAGATATGTTGGGGTGACTTATGACCGAGTTCTTACACGAACTAATCAAGAAGCAAGAATGGCATGCACATGTACAGGAACTTCTTGAGTCAGACCCGTGGCAATACTCAGAACCACCACCACCATTCACTGGTAACATTAACATGCAGGAACAACGAGACACGGGACAATGGTCACGCTAATGCCCAACTATGAGTACAAGTGTGACGATTGTGATACATCAGAGGAACACTATCGCAGTATAGACGACAGAGACAACTGTCCTACTTGTCAGTATTGCACACGACTGATGCGCAGAATAATCCATGCGACACCAGTTAAGTTTAATGGTACAGGATTCTATTCAACAGGAGGATAGCATGGGAATGCAAGACTTGACAGCAGAAGAAGTAACTACTATAGTTAAGAAGTATGTATTAAACTGGGAAGATTATGAAACTGAGGATGATTGTATCTCGGATAACATGGATGTTCTTTTTGAACACCTATGGGAAGATGAACTAGATGATGAACCACTAGAAGAGTATGAGTTTGATGAAGAACTTATAGATGAATAGTCTAAAGAACTTCTTCTTCGCCCTCATGGGCGCTAGTATATTGTTCTTCGGTGTCGTTGGCATCTACCAATTCACTTGGTTCATCGCTGGTTTTATCGGCGGCGTCTAAGTCAATCCATGGTTTCATACCACCCATTAGCTTAACAAGTTTGCGTATTACTCTCGTTGTACGCATGCGAGTAGCGTCAGGGCTAATGAGCTCAAGCTCTTTGGCAATGTCAGCATACTCCATAGACTCTGCATATCGTAAGAAGAGTAACTGTTTGTCTTCAGTACTTAACTTATGGTATGCGGAGTCTACTTCTATCATCATAGCTTGCAGATTCCCACCCTCACTAGGTGCGCTGGGACGTCCGGGCCTACCAAGATTAAGTTTATGAGTTACTCCCCACTCATCACGCAACACAGCAGGAAGTAAGGCTTCTACAATTACTGGGTCATAGTAATATAAATCAGATACATCATAGCCAAGAGACTTGGCCTTTTGATACTGACAATAATCTAGTGCATAGTTACGAAGGCTGCGGTAGATAAGGTTCTTTGCTTCCTTACCACCCATTTCATTCCATTCCATAAACTTATTTATATGTCCAGGAAACCATTCATATAGTGTCTGACGTATATCTTCAAGTTCAAGAAACTTAAATTTTCTGTGATACTCGCTGGCTACATGTACTACTATGTATTCCCAGGGTTCAATTAGCTTCCAGTCCATCATCAACTTTCTCATTCTTATACTTGCGACTCATGGTTAGTAAATCTTCTACTGTAATTAGATAGCCCTTGCTCTTGTTAGGTGGTATCTCGCACGAGATTTCTCTACCTAATTCAAGTACACCTTTCTTAAGGATATGGGTTGGTACAATGATAACCGTTTGTTCCAATACGAACGCCCAGTATGCAGCCTCGGTAACTGATAAGCCTGACGGCTCCCATGATTTAGACTTCATGAACCAACACTCAACCTCAATGTAAAGGTTGTTAGTAATCCACCATTTTCTATCACGCTTTACTTCGACAGTTTTACCACCAGTAAGTAGTTCTTCTACTAGCTTCTCACCCTTACGGCCATAGCCGAAGTCCAAATCAAACGATGACTTATTAGTCATTAGGCCACTTACCTCTCAGTACTAGCAACCCGATGATTGCGTAGTTTGCCATGTCCTTGAAAGAATCCTCAAGGCTTTCGTGCTGTGGGTCTTTGCCATTATCTACTAGGTTATTAATACGTGCAAACTTATCCCACATGCGCACACGTAGGCCATTAACTGGCCCACCTGGGCTACGCGAAATGTTAGTTGGACCATAATCATTATGCTTAGTAAGCAATAAGCTTTCTAGTTCTTGAAAGGTAGCTGCTACATCGCATGCGAAATCCGAATCTCTAGTACTAACTGCTGGTTCTCCATGCGTACTTGCGTCACCGTAAAACCTTGATTCGCCAGGAGCTGGGTAATCTGCCATATCAATTCACTCTCCACCTTCGAGTAACTGTTTAAGTTCATCATCTATTTCCGCCATGCTGGAACCTACAATCATATCTTCGATGACTTCAACAACTGTCGATGGTTCCATCTCAACAGTAAAGAGAGTCATGTACGTATCTTGTGCTACATTTTTAATTTTCTCGGGTTCATCAGCATAACGATAGAAGCAACGCAACAATGAACCAATCATCAGGCGATAGCCATTAGGTAGGATAAGTGCTGGGTCGAACTCTTCATCTTCCTCAAGCAGATGGTCTGTTGCATCAAACACATTATCAAACTGCTCGCCACATTCGGGGCATGGTTTAATCGGCTTCATTAGTTAGCCCTGCTTTCTCTCGGATATAGTCTGCACCGAACTTGACGTAGATAGAATTAACATCTTCGCCGTCTGGCATGGAGACGATAGTAACTGGAAGTTCTCGGGCAAGCCCTGCTGCAAATTCTTTTCCAGGCTGGTCGCCATCAGCGAATACAAATACTCTTTCAAAATCTGCGAGTAATCTTGTGTAGTGTTTCTTCCATGAGTTCGAACCTGGAACTCCAACACAAGGGATACCGACGCATCTACTGAGCGTGATTGTATCAAGCTCTCCTTCACATACGCCAATCCAATCACCCGCCCTTTCAATATCTAGTACGTTGTACATCTTAGTGTCACTACCAGTCATGCCCATGTACTTGGGCTCAACTGCTGGGTTCAAACTTCTAAATCTAATATCAACTACACCAGTCTTAGTTACATATGGTATAGCTAAGCGTCCAAGGTATGCTTCATGTCCTATCTCAGGCTCCGCGACTACGCCTAATCGAGCCAGCCGTGCTACCTCTATTGGAATACCCCTGCTTGCTAGGTAATCTTCGGCCTGATAAATGCTTTCCTGGTACTTGCGTGTTGCTTGTCCCAGCAAATCCTTCTGCGATTCTAGCTGCCTCACGTATGTCAACTCCTTCCTGCATAGCTACGATTTGTAAACTATTTCCTTGTACTCCACATGCAAAACATATAAAGATATTCTTATCTAGGTTAACTGTTCCTGACTGATGACTATCACCATGGAACGGACACCTTAGGTTAGCTTGGCCATGGTCACGCCGTAGCGTTGCACCGTAGTGCTCAAGCACAGCCTTGATTGAAGGCAAGTCACTCACCAAAGATATCTCCTAACCTCAGTACTAAATATGAATCTGCTATCGACTTACCTCTTGCCTTGATAACCAGTGCAGGTAGAACCACTTCTTGTTCGAGCGCTCTTGCATCCGCATAATTTTTCGCTTCTGTCTGCGCTTCTTTTGTCCATCCACTAAGGCTGATTGCGTTACCTGCTCCTGGTGCTTTACATTCAAGGATGCCAATGGTTCCTCCAATGAAATCTTTGCGGATAACAACATCCCCTTCATCTTTGCTACCTCTCCTTGCAAGGCGTTCAGCGTCGTATCCAAGTCCTCTAAAGTATTTCGTGATGTCTGTTTCATATGTTGCCCCTCTTGCCTTGTGTGATTTTCTAGTTGTCATTCTTCTTTATCCAAACTTGATAGCTATCGACTAGCTGAGTGTATTCACCAGTATGTGTGCGTAAGAAATTATCAATCGCTGGCTTGGGTGTAGTGTCGGGTGGTAAGTCCTGGCCCCACAGATAATCATCAAATGCAAGTATGCCACCGTCCTTCAATAACTTCCATGCACTATATGCATCTCGTTCTACCTGAGCAGATGTATGGTCTCCATCAATGTAGATGAAGTCAAACTTCCCTGCAATTTCTCCAGTGAAGTACTTGTCACTAGTCATCTTCAGTCTAATAACCTTTTGATACTTAGTGATGCGTGCTTCATAATACTTCAGCACTCTCTCGAAATCGATAGCCTGATGCTCGCGTTCATCTGAACCAGCCCATGTATCAACATCAATTAGCACACACGTTGGATGTGTTAAAACATTCTCACATAACCAAACACTTGCATCACCTGTGTATGCACCAATCTGTAGGAACCTAAGGTCAGGTTTGCCATTAAGGTGAGCAAGCTGGGCCTCGAAGTTATACTGTTGACCAGCAAACCAATTAGGAAACTGTGTCATGCGTTCTCTGGAATATCATCGATGAACATATACTCAGGGTTGAATGCAACCCAAGTCATTAGTCCTCCGCCTGCATCGGCACGACCATATCTGTTCTTGACAGGCGCAACTCCCATACTTGTCCCGACAACTCCAAGCGTACAGATGAGTGCGGGAAGTTGTGCAACCTTTCCTTGGATAGCACTTCTAGGTTGGCACGGAGAGCCTTGGATAGCCTCCGATGTGTGATGTAAGACAACAACTGCTGCATTGGTCGCTCTAGCAAGGTATTTCAACTCCTTCATAATCGCACGCATAGATGCGAATTCTTCACCACCATCGGTGGCTACGTCCATTAGGTTATCTACTACAATAAGAACTGGAGGACAACCCCATAGTTCTTCAAATGCTTGTACTTCTTCATCAATGTCTTGCAATGATGGTGCTGATTCAAATGACCATACAATGTGTGCGCCTCGGGCAAGTGTGGCCTTAGTCCAACCATGGTCAGTATTCATGAGTGACTCTACATCACCTTGTGACTTACCTGAAATCATCGAGGCTAATCGCATAGCCATAGTGTGTGCGTTAGTATCTGCTGAGATATAAAGTGTTGGCACTCTCATCTTCAAAGCTAATGCTAATGCCAGGGTTGACTTGCCCACTCCTGGTGCTGCTGCAAACATCGAAACTTCAGAGCGCCGTATGATAATCTTATTGGATTCGAACGCTTTGAAACAACTAGGGAGCGGTTCTCCACCGATACTGGCACGGCCAACGCTTCTGACAAGTGTACGCATTGTTCATTCCCTTCCGTAAGGATAGAACGTAGCCACCATTGCGGTGTGTAAGGATGGCTACGTCCAATCATATCTTAGTTAACTGGCTTGCATTGGTCAGGCGTGCCCTGTGGTGTTGGACATGCCCAGAAAGCGTAAGGCTTCCCACTTGTCTTGCTCACTCCCTGTCGGAAGATTCGTGCCCCGTG